TCTACCTAAAGGAAACCCTTACCCAGCAAGGGTTTTACGAGTTCGCCTTCTGTATCCCTTATGTATCAAGGGTTTGAGGAAGCCTCTTCAGCCAATAATTTTCTGATGTATTTTTCAGGGTCTTGTAGAGAGAAAACAGCCTTAAAAGTGACCCCATCATCTGATTGCCCCGGCTCAAAGCCCATTGAATCAACGATATGGGTGGCAACATCCTCGTAATCCTCAAGCAATTCAGCCTCCTGTGCTTCTGTGAGCGACCCGAAGTCAATCTGCGCCATCTCTAACAACATTCGTGCCATGTGTCCAATAGCCATTAGGCGTACTTCAAATTTATCTTGCATGTTTGCATTATGCCATGTAAGCCTGTAGTCTGCAACCTGTCGGATTCAAAAAAGAAACACGGAGACATAATCATGGCAATTACGCCGACAACATTAGTAGGGAACCTAACCAGTGACCCTGAATTGAAATTCACAACGGGTGGTAAGGCACAACTTACTTTCTCGGTAGCAGTGAATGACAACTACGTCAATCAAGCAGGCGAGAAGGTCGAAAAGACTGCATACTTCAACATCGTTGCATGGGGTTATGTAGCAGAAAACTCAGCGAATGTCCTTGAAAAGGGCATGGGAGTGATTGTGGTCGGGACTCTTGACCAGCGTTCATGGGAAGACAAAGAGGGTGCAAAGCGCTCAACCGTTGAAGTGAAGGCAATGGACATCGGTATTCGTACTGGTGCTCTTGAATCAGTAGAACGCCGTAAGGCACAGCAAGGTGGAGACTCAGCGAAGTCAGGACCAAAGCGTACGAAAGAAACAGTTCCAGCAGACGAACCGTTTTAGTTAACAAGCACTTGCAAGTGCTAACTAATGAAGCCCCACTTGGATTACCAGGTGGGGTTTTGTTATTGTATGACTTATGACGACAGAACATCGCAAAGCCCCGCGTCGTGACGTAGTTGAAATTAGACGCATAGGTAACTGGGGTCATGTCCAATACATGCACATACTTTCTTGTGGTCACATGGAAACACGACCGAGAGCATCTGCCTCACCCAAACTTGCGTGTGTTGCATGTTTGAGAATTGACTCACGTGTTATTGAAATGAAATCAGTCGCATCGCCAGCAAGAATCTCTGATGTAACAGATGATGAAATGGCAACAGCAGAAACAGAAATTTATTTAGCACAAGCAACTATCGCATCAAAATTTGGTGTACCAATTGATTCAGTAGATGTTGTAACTGTCGATGACGGTGGTAATCTTCGTGTGCGATACGCAACTGTATTCCTCACAGAAAAAGATGTGAGAAGAATTGCAAGCAACAAGGAGCGCTAATGGAACAAGGTATTTTTTCGCCAGAGAACGGGGCTTGCAAGGGTGGAGATACCGAATGGTGGTTCCCTCTACAAAAAACTGGTAAACGGGAAGAAGTTGCAGAACTTAGAAAAAATACTTTGATGGCAAAAGCGATTTGTAAAACATGTGTTTGTCGACAGGAGTGTCTTGAATACTCACTTGAGTGGGAGCCTTGGGGTATTTGGGGAGGTTTGGATGAGCAAGAACGCGCGCAACTTCGCTGGTCCCGAAAATTGAATCTGGGGCGTGAGGGGCGTATTGTTTTCAAAGGAGTCGGATTGCGTGATGCAAACGGTGGAGACTTTCTTATGGAGCAAGCGGCTAAACGATGACGCATCTGCATACTGACGAGTTTCTCTCTCGGCTCAATGGAGTAAGGGATACACCTAACGGTTGGGAAGCACGCTGTCCATGCAGAAACGATGACGACAATCCATCTCTTTCTATTTCAGAAGACGCAAAGACAGGAAACATTCTTGTCACGTGCCATCGGGGCTCTCCGTGCAGTACGAAAGAAATTTGTGAATCTGCTGGCGTAACACTTGCTGCTTTATTCCCTCCACAAAAACGTACAAACAACACTAAAGCAAAACTTGACTTAGTAAAGACATACGACTATATTGATGAGAGCGGTGAGTTACTGTTCCAAAAACTTCGTTACATAGACTCTGATGGTAAGAAAACATTTCGTCAACGCAAGCCTGATGGTCAAGGTGGATGGGTTTATGCGCTAGGCGATACACCGAAGATTCTTTACAACCTTCCAGCAGTGAAGCAAGGAGTAGCAGGTGGCTATCCAATCTGGGTTGTTGAGGGAGAGAAAGACGCCGACACTCTCATTGAAATAGGAATCATCGCAACAACAATGCCGGGCGGGGCTGGTAAGTGGCTTGACATTCATACAGAAGCACTTGCAGGAGCCGAAGTAGAAATCATTGCAGACAATGACGAGCCAGGAATCGCTCACGCAAAACTCGTGCTGTCAGAGTTGACAAAGGCTGGTTGCGTAGCGAACATTTGGGTCGCACCAAAAGGCAAAGATGTAACTGAGTACCTTGCAATGGGTGGTTCACTTGATGACTTCCTTGCACTAGAGATGGATAAACCAACTCCATCGCCGGCAGTAGAACCCGTGGCGGTCCCGCCAACGAGTGACGCCTTCTCTCAAGCGAGAACAAAGTTGGAGGCTTTACTTGTTAGAACAGACCTCACACCACAACAGATTCTTATCAAGGCACAGGACATTGCCCTCCTCGCTTCTAGGGACAAGCCAGTTGACTTCGGTCGCTTGGTTGATTGGGATTCATTCATCAACGAAAGTGCCGATGACTCATACGACTGGGTAATTGAAGACATTCTTGAGCGTGGCGAACGAGTAATCGTTGTTGCGGCCGAAGGTGTTGGTAAGACAATGCTTGCACGACAAGTAGCAATCCTCTCAGGTTGTGGCATCAACCCGTTTACTTATCAAAAGATGAAACAAATCAGAACGCTGACTGTTGACTTGGAAAACCCAGAGCGCATCATTCGTCGCACAGCATCTTCAATTCTCAATACGGCACTGGACAGGGGGTACACAACTAAACCCACTGCTCAACTGCTGGTGAAGCCATCGGGACTGGACCTCATGAAAGCGGAGGACAGAATGATATTGGAGACGGCTATTGAAGAAGCAAAGCCAGAACTCCTCGTCATGGGACCTTTGTATAAAGCATTCATTGACCCAGGTGGTCGCACATCTGAGTCTGTCGCAGTAGAAGTCGCCCGTTACTTAGACCATGTTCGTGACGTTTACAAGTGCGCACTGTGGTTAGAGCATCACGCTCCATTGGGAGAGAGTATGACTAACAGGCAGATGCGTCCGTTTGGCTCCGCTGTGTGGTCCCGTTGGCCCGAGTTCGGTATTGCCCTCACTCCAGACCTCACAGGAGGTGGACCTCACGTCTATGATGTGCGCCATTTCCGAGGTGCTCGTGATGAACGCCCATTCCCAACTAAAATGAGGAGAGGCAAATTGTTTCCGTTTGAAGTGATGGAGTTTGCTAAGGTGAATAGATGAGCAAACAAAATAAGGTCATGACGAGAGAGTTCCTCGCAGAGAGAGACCTTCGTGTGTTCAAAATGCGACAGGCCGGTGTATCCACCCATGAAATCGCAAGAAGATTCGAGATGTCCACAAGCGGCGTCAATCAGGCTGTAAGACGCCAATTAGAGAAGATGAACAAAGAGGCCCTCCTCGCCTATCCAGAGGTCTTACGGATGGAACTGGAGCGTCTGGACAACCTTCAGTCGGCAATCTGGCCTATGACTCAGCATCGTAAGGTCAAGATGGACGATGGAACCGAAGTTGCAGTAGAACCTGACATGAAGGCAGTCCAACAGGTTCTGTCAATCATTGATAGACGAACAAAACTACTCGGAATGGAATTGAGTAGTAGTGGCACCAACGTCAACATAGACATCAGAAGTAGTGAGACAACAATCAACGCAACTCTTGCTGGTGCAGCGCAGAGTCCCGCTGCTATTGACGCCTTTGACCCTGAAACCGAAGCAAGACAACTGCTGGAAATCATGGGTTCTTCTGGCGTACTCCCATCTGCTACTGTCATGGCAATACTACAACAAGCAAAAAATGACGACATTATGGATGCGGAAGTAATCGATGAGCGGTGATGACCAAAACAACATGGAAGCGGCTCTCGCAAGAGAAGTTGCTACTGGTACGTCTATCTCCGCAGAGTTGTCACCAGAGACTGGCCCTGCCGACAAGACAGTCCTCGTGCGTCTCACCGAGGCTGATAGAGAGCGCTGGAAGCAGGCTTCAGAGACTGTCGGTAAGACAATGTCTCAGATGATTCGTGATTCTGTCAACAAGTTTGTTGGAGACACTTTGGATTGTCCACACCCAATAAATATGCGTCGCTACTACCCGTGGTCGGAGTTCTGTTTACAATGCGGGACGAGAC